AAGGTACAGCTTCATTCCAACAAACAACTAACTTAGAAGTAGCAGATAGATTCGTATTGTTTGCTTCAGGCTCAACAACAGCTGGCGATGGTGGTATTGTTGTTCAACAAACTACTCAAAACGTAGGTGAATTATTTGCATATGAAAACTCAATTAACCGTTGGGGTTTCACATCATCATTCAACGCCTCTTCTCCTTCATATACAGCAGCAGCTTTTGTAACCACAACCGAAACATCAACATCTGCTCCATCAGCCGCTCCAATATATGGTGGTGCAAGTAATGGATTTGGTAATATTCATGTTAATACATCAACAGGAGACATATTTATCTATTCTTAATAAAAATATAATTAAATGGGGTAGACTAAGGTCTACCCCTATTTTTTAAAATTAATTGTTATGAGCATTCTAGACAGAATTACCCCAAAACCTCAACAACCCGAAGTATCTCCAAATCAACTTTCTAAACAAGAAATAGAAGTTTTACTTTCTATGATTAAACGTACAACTTTCCTTGGAGAAGATTTAGAATCTTTATATAATTTAGTCATTAAATTGCAAGAACAATATCTAGAACTGACTAAATAATAAAATATGAACTTATTTTCTGTAGATTTTTCCCACGCCGAATTAAATTTTATTCGACAAGCACTTGAAACCGTTCCTATTCAAGGACGTGATGCTAAATTTTGTGCTTCTATTCAGATAAAACTAGAACAGGAGTTAGATGAAATTACCCAAATGATTAAAGCTGAAGAAGAAGCAAAAATATTGGGTCTCCAACAAATGATTCAACATGAAGACGCAAAAACTTTAACCAGGAAAAAACAATAATATATTTATTACTGTATTATAGGCCCAAAAGGGAAGTGGACACAGCATATTCTGTGCAACCAACCGTAATAAACATATAAATGCCAAATTGGAAAAAAGTCATAGTATCGGGCTCTAATGCTGCCCTAAATTCTTTAAATGTAACAACTAGCATTACAGGCTCTACAGCCCTTTTTACTTCAATCCCTTCAGGAACAACAGAAACCAATATTGTTGTATTAACAGCAGATGGTGATTTAAGATATAGAAATAATTTAAGTTTACAAGGTGCACAAGGTACAACTGGAACCCAAGGAACTACAGGAACTACTGGTGCTCAAGGTACTACTGGTACACAAGGTACAGTAGGAACACAAGGCGCAACTGGAGCTCAAGGAACCACAGGTGCACAAGGTATAACTGGAACACAAGGTACTACTGGAGCACAAGGAGTAACAGGAACCCAAGGTACAACTGGAACAACTGGTGCACAAGGTACAACTGGTGCTACTGGTTCACAAGGTACAACTGGTGCTACTGGTTCACAAGGTGCTACTGGTGCTACTGGTTCACAAGGAGCTACTGGAGCACAAGGATCAACAGGTACACAAGGAGCTGTTGGTACACAAGGAGTTACTGGAACACAAGGTGCTACTGGTTCACAAGGCGCAACTGGAGTACAAGGAACAACAGGTGCTACTGGAGCTCAAGGTACTACTGGTGCAACAGGATCTCAAGGTGCAACCGGAGCTACTGGTTCACAAGGAGCTACTGGAGCACAAGGAACTACTGGTACTCAAGGTGCTGTAGGTTCACAAGGAACTACTGGAGCACAAGGAACTACTGGAGCACAAGGAACAGTTGGTACACAAGGAACAACCGGAAACACTGGAGCACAAGGAACAACAGGAGCAACAGGATCTCAAGGTGCAACCGGAGCTACTGGTTCTCAAGGTACAACTGGAGCTCAAGGTACAACAGGAACTCAAGGAACAGTCGGTACACAAGGTACAACTGGAGCACAAGGAGCTACTGGGTCACAAGGAACCGTCGGTACACAAGGTACAACTGGTGCTACTGGTTCACAAGGAACTACCGGAGCACAAGGTATACAAGGTGGTACTGGAGCAACCGGCTCACAAGGTACAACTGGAGCCCAAGGTACCGTTGGTACTACTGGTGCACAAGGAACTACTGGAACACAGGGTACACAAGGCGTTACTGGTGCACAAGGAGGAACAGGAGCACAAGGAACTACTGGAACACAGGGTGCAGTTGGTACACAAGGTACAACTGGAGCACAAGGAATTACAGGAACACAAGGTACAACTGGTGCACAAGGTACAACAGGAACACAAGGAAATGATGGTTCATTTGGTGGTGCTACGTTTGATTACACCTACGATACTTCCACAGCAGCATCAGATCCTGGTACTGGTAAAGTACGATTAAATAACGCAACTGAAAACGTTGCTACTGCGATGTATATTGATTCTACTACGGATCAAGGTGCAAATATAGATTCATTTTTAAATACAATTAATGCTGTATCATCAGCTATAAAAGGATATGTTAGAATTGCAAATAGAACAGATGCAACTCAATTCCTATTATTCCAGATATCAGCATTAACTAATAATACAGGTTGGTGGACATTAACTGTCACTAACCAAGCATTTTCTGCTGCATCACCATTTACAAATGCTGAAGACATTATAGTATCTTTTGTAACTACTGGTGATAAAGGTGCACAAGGAACAACAGGTACACAAGGCGTTACTGGTGCACAAGGAACAACTGGAACACAAGGTACAGTTGGTACAACAGGTGCTCAAGGTACTACTGGAACACAAGGTACAGTTGGAGCTACCGGATCACAAGGTGCTACTGGAGCACAAGGTACAACAGGAACACAAGGAGTTGTTGGTACACAAGGTACAACCGGTGCACAAGGCGCAACAGGTGCACAAGGAACTACTGGTACAACAGGTGCACAGGGTGCTACTGGAGCTCAAGGAACTGTAGGTACTACTGGTACACAAGGAACAACTGGAGCTACTGGTTCGCAAGGAGCTACTGGAGCACAAGGAACAACTGGGAATACGGGTGCTCAAGGAACTACAGGTACACAAGGAACTGTAGGTGCAACAGGATCTCAAGGTGCAACCGGAACAACAGGTGCACAAGGAGCAACAGGTACACAAGGAGCTGTTGGTACCCAAGGTACTACTGGAGCAACAGGAGGAACTGGAGCACAAGGTGCTACTGGAGCACAAGGTACTACTGGTAACACTGGAGCACAAGGTACAACTGGAACACAAGGAACTGTAGGTGCAACAGGATCTCAAGGTACTACTGGAACTACTGGAGCCCAAGGAACAACAGGTACACAAGGAGCTGTTGGTGCTACTGGAGGAACAGGTACTCAAGGTGCTACTGGATCTCAAGGAGTAACAGGAATACAAGGAACTACTGGAAATACTGGTGCACAAGGAACAACTGGAGCACAAGGAACTGTAGGTGCTACTGGTGCACAAGGAACTACTGGAACTACTGGAGCCCAAGGAGCAACAGGTACACAAGGAGCTGTAGGTACTCAAGGTGCTACTGGAACGCAGGGTGCAGTTGGTACACAAGGTACTACTGGTGCACAAGGAACTACTGGAACACAAGGCATCCAGGGTATTACAGGTGCTACTTCTTATGCACTACCCGAAACCGCAGGATCAGCTTCTTGGATCAAACTTGGTACTTGGTCTACATCGCAACAAGGACAATCACTTTACATTCAAATTGTAGCTAAAAGTGGTTATAATGCTGATACTACTCAAAACCAAGTTACTGAATTATATTTTAAAACATCTAATGGTTCTAGTAATCAAGGTGGTTTTTATGGTGATGGATTAGCCTTTAGAAATACATCATTAGGAACTAACAGTGCGTCTCCTTCTACAATCAGAGTTGTCCAGGTTAGTACTACTTCATATGAAGTCTATGGAAACTTCAGTACATATACTGGTTATGGTTCATTATATGCAGTTTTAAACTCACCAAGTACAACTTGGACAAATAGCTCAACAACAGTATCTACTCCAACCGGTACTTACATAGATATATCTCCTAGTACCGCAATAGGTCCTCAAGGTATAACTGGAGCACAAGGTACTACTGGAACACAAGGTGCTGTAGGTACTACTGGAAATACTGGTGCACAAGGAGCAACAGGTGCACAAGGTACTGTTGGTACAACTGGTACACAAGGAGCAACAGGTGCACAAGGAACTGCTGGTACTAATGGTACTCAAGGAACTACTGGAGCACAAGGTATAACTGGAGCACAAGGGGTACAAGGTAGACAAGGTATTACTGGTACAAATGGTACTCAAGGTGCTACTGGAGCACAAGGAACAGTAGGTACAACAGGAACTCAAGGAGCAACTGGAGCACAAGGAACAACTGGAGCAACAGGAGGAACAGGTACCCAAGGAGCAACAGGTGCACAAGGAACAACTGGAGCAACAGGAGCAACAGGTGCACAAGGAACTACTGGAGCAACTGGATCTACCGGAGCACAAGGAACAACTGGAGCCCAAGGTACAACAGGAACTGGTACCCAAGGAACAACAGGTGCACAAGGTGCAACTGGAGCGGCATCAATTACAAATAATACAGATAATTATGTTCTTACAGCAACAGGTGGCTCATCAATTAATGGTGAAGCTAATTTAACATTTGATGGTAGCACTCTTGCATTAGTTGGTAATACTGAATTAAATGGAAATTCAAATTACCTTAGATGGATGAGTAGTGGAACAACTTTTTATGCTGGTGGTGTTGATATCAGTGCAATAAGTGGTGGCCCAGTCGTTAGACAAGGTGTAAGTTCAGTTAATAGATACCCAGATTTACAAAACTGGACTGATCAAGTTTATTTTAATGGGTTAATAATTGGCCAAGTTGATGTTTCTGCAGCAGGTGCTGTATCCCCAGGCCAACTTTTACATTTAACTACAGGTAATACATGGGAAGCTGCAGATGCAGATACCCAATCTGCAACTAAGTTATTAGGCATATGTGTTGAAAGCGCTGGTGCTGAAGGTATAACTACTGTTTTATTAAACGGTATATATTCAACAGTATACCATGACCAATTAGGTACAGCAACCTCAGGTACTCCTTTATATGTTTCTACAACAAATACTGGATATGTAACTGAAACTGCTCCAACACAAACCGGTGATTTTGTTAGATTAATTGGACATAATATTTTCGACGCATCTGATGCAGTAATTGTAAGATTTGACCCTGATAATACTTGGATAGCATTATAATAATATAGATTATGCCTTCAATTAACGGAATAGATTTTAATAACATTAGTTTATTAAACGGAGTTTCTTGGAGCTCCGTTTCGAACATTGGTGGTGTTCCAGTTACCCATGCCCCAACTTGTACACCTATAGCATTAGGTTACTCAGATGGAAGAAGAGATCCAATGGAAGCAGCATGTACTAATTTTCCTATTGTTTGGGACCAAGATTCTTCTACTGGAGCATTATATATCCCTGGACAATGTGGTGTTACTTATGCCCCTACAGGATTTTATTCAGATGGTACAACAATCTATTTTTATGATGGGGCAAATAGTTTTTTTCCTGTTGGTTCGTGTCCAAGATAATTTGGATATTTAAAATATTTATCATACATTCAACGTATGAATTCAAATTTTGTTAAAAAGGTTTTAAAAAATAATGGTTCTATCCATCCCATTATTATCCCCGCTGATCAAACAAATGGAACAGGGTTAATGAATCCCTCTATTTACAATGACAATGGCAAACTTATAATGAATTTACGCCATGTAAATTATACATTATACCATTGTGAAGGAGAACAATTATATATCAATCGTTGGGGCCCATTAGCATACCTAAATCCCGAAAATGACCTACATTTACGTACAACAAATTATTTTTGTGAAGTAACTGATGATTTAGAAGTTAAATCATTTACAAAAATTGATACTTCAAAATTAGATGTACCACCTATTTGGGAATTTGTTGGATTAGAAGATGGACGTTTAGTTCGTTGGAACGATAAATTATATATCTGTGGTGTTAGACGAGATACTACCTCACATGGTGAAGGTAGAATGGAGATGTCTGAACTTGAAATAAAAGATGGTAAAGTTCGAGAAGTAAAACGTAGTCGTATTAAACACCCATATGATCAATCATCTTATTGTGAAAAAAATTGGATGGTTGTCAATGATATGCCTAACCATTTTATGAAATGGACTAATCCTACTGAATTAGTAGAGGCAAATCCTGAAACACTTGAATGTTTTCAACGAGTTGTAAAACCCGGAACTGGACAACATCAAGATATGAGAGGTAGTTCACAAATTATTCCATATAAAGGAAAACGTATTTGTGTTATCCATGAAGTTGATTTATTTAAAAATAAACTTGGACAAAAAGATGGAAAATATACGCATCGCTTTGTAATCTGGGATAAAGATTGGAACATTGAACACATTTCAGAACCGTTTAGTTTTATGGATGGTGAAGTTGAATTTTGTTGTGGACTAACAGAACATAAAGATGATTTACTTATTACATTCGGATTTCAGGATAATGCTGCTTATATTTTAAGAATGCCTCAAACATTCTTTGATCAATATATTGAATCAGAAAAAAAATCACTTGAATTTAATTGGGGAGAAATTGCTGAAAATAAATGGTTTCAAGAAACAGTTACTGAAGAAATTTTTATTCGTGAAGACTATACAGAAAAATTTCCAATTGAAAAAGATGATATTGTTTTAGATATTGGAGCATCGGTGGGTCCATTTACATTTTCAATTTTAGATAAACAACCAAAACATGTTTATTGTTTTGAACCAAAGAAAACGCTATTTGATACAATGGTTCAAAATATTGGAAATAATCCCAATGTTACATTAATTAATAAAGGTATAAATAATGTAGATGGTGAAACCGAATTTAAAGGCTTATATTTTTCAGATGTTGTAGAAACTCATGGTAGAACTGCTATCGCAGATGCTATTACATTTGATACTTTTTTAGAAGAATATGAAGTTTCACAAATTGATTTTATGAAAATTGATTGTGAGGGTGGTGAATATGATATTTTTACTACAGAACGTTTACCTTGGATCAAACAAAACGTTAAAAAGATTGTAGGTGAATGGCATTTAGCTACCCCTGAACTAAAAGAAAAATTCAGAACGTTTAGAGATACTTATTTAAAACAATTCCATACGTTTGATGTTTATTCATGGGATGGAGTAGATATTAAGTGGGATTTATGGAACGATCATTTTATTGATTACTATAACGAAATTACACTTTATATTGATAATCGTAGATCTGAGAAAAAAGAATATTGGCGATTAACTTCGTTACCAACCTTAGAGTTTACTACATCAATCCCACCAAAAGGATGTGTAATTGATTGTGCATTTTGTCCTCAACGAACATTGTTAAATGTTTACAAGGCAGATAAAACAATGACATTTGAAAACTTTAAAAAAGTAATAGATAAATTACCTAAAGAAGTACGTGTAACATTCTCCGGATTCACTGAACCATGGTTAAATAAACGCTGTACAGATATGCTTATTTATGCTTCACAACAAGGTCATCCTATAGCAGCATTTACTACAGGTGTAGGTATGACAGTTGAAGATGTAGAACGCATTAAAGATATTAAATTTGATGGTGGAGAAAATGGTGGTTTATGTTTACATATCCCTGACCAGGAACTTATTGCTAAACATCCAATTACACCTCGCTTAATTGAAGTATTTGAACGTTTTAAAGAACTTGAAAACCATATAGAAAACTTTTACGTTATGTGTATGGGAGAAGTTCATGAAAGTGTTAAACATTTATGGCCTGAAGTACATGTTCCTACATTTTGGTCTAGAGCAGGTAACCTATTAGGCGAAGCCATCATTAAACCCGAACTAGAAAAATATAAAGACCGATTCCAGCACATGGATCATGGTGATAAACCTATGACTTGTGGTTGTGTTGAAGATTTATACCATAATGTTGTATTACCTAATGGAGATGTTTCATTATGTTGTATGGATTACGGTTTAAAACATATTTTAGGAAATATATTTGAACAAGATTATGAAGATGTAATTCCTAGACCACTACAATGTTTTTCCTTATGTCAAGGATGTGAAAATGCAGTATCACCTGATAAAAAATAATTATGACACTACAATATTGGTTACAAAAATATATAAAAGATCCTAAAAATCAATCAATTAACTTTAATTTGGGGTGGAGTTATGAACAACAAGGTCAAACAGCATCCGCTGCTGGTTTTTATCTTCGTAGTACTGAATTTGGACATGATAAAAATCTTCAATATGAAGCATTAATGCGAATGGCATTATGTTTTGAAAAACAAGGTAATCGTATATTTACTATTAAAGGTATTTTATTACGAGCTATATCCATTTTACCTAAACGCCCAGAAGCATATTTTTTACTATGTAGAATATATGAACGAAATAAAGATTGGCAGGAAGGTTATACTATGGCTGTAACATCGCACGAATTTGCTACTGATGAACCTAATACAGTAACCGATGTAGAATATCCTGGTAAATTAGGATTTACATTTGAAAAAGCCGTATGTGCATGGTGGATTGGGTTATGGAATGAATCATTAGATTTATTTAAAGAATTAAAAGATAAAGACTTACCAGAGATATATAAAACAGCTATTAATAGTAATTTGAATAATTTACAAGCCTGACAATATTTATAATAAAATATTTAAATGGCAAACACATTACAGAAAATATTTACTCCTACTGTAGATGAGGTAGTACAAAACTATACTATTCAATCTTGGCATGTTTCTCAATCAGTAGATGCATTTACTGGAACTGAAGCTTATGATATTACATTATCCGGGTCTTTAGTTGTAACAGGTTCTGTTGCTATCAATGGACTATCTAATGTACCTCAAAACAGTGTTTTATTATATGATGATGTTACTGGATTAGTATATTATACTGCATCATCTGCTTTTGCCGTTAATAACTTTTATACAAGTAGTATTACTCAAAGTATTACAAGCAGTACAGTAAACAATACTATTAACAACAGTACTATTAACCAAACTATTATCAGCAGTAGTGTAAACAATGTTGCTCCTTCTGATCAATATGTCCAATATAATAGTGCAAGTGCTTTTGGAGCAAGTATAAGTTTCCAATATGTTTACCCAAGTGAAAGTTTACAGCATGGTAGTGGACCATCAGCTCTTGGAAATTATTCCCATGCAGAAGGAAAAGATACCCGTTCAACTGGAGGTGCTTCTCATGCTGAAGGATTCGGTACTTTAGCTAGTGGTCTTTATTCACATGCTGAAGGATACTTTACAACAGCATCAGCTGAGCTTTCTCATGCTGAGGGATGGCAAACTAAAGCAATAGGTCATCATTCACATGCTGAAGGAAATGGTGCTAGAGCAACAGAATCTGGTTCACATGCCGAAGGAGCATCAACACAAGCAATAGCAAATGCTTCCCATGCTGAAGGAGGAGTTACTGTTGCCGCTGGGGGATTTTCACATGCTGAAGGATACCAAACAAGAACATCAGGAATAGCTTCACATGCTGAAGGACATCTTTCAATTGCACTTGGAAATTATTCTCATGCTGAAGGATATGCTACAACAGCATCAGCAGACTATTCTCATACTAATGGATTAGGAACTACAGCAGGTGGAACTTACCAACACATTGCTGGAGCTTATAATTTATCTTCAGCAAATGCTTCGGCATTTATTGTAGGAAATGGAACAAATAATGCTTCAAGATCAAATTTAATATTTGCTTCTGGCTCTACATTCCAAGTTACTGGATCAGTAGCTCTTACTCAAAACTTAACTGTAGGTGGAGGATATAGACCAAATACCCGCCAAACAGACTCAGCATTAGACCCAACACTTTTAGTTACTGATCATGTAGTATTTGTTGCTCCATCTTCACCTGGGGGAATTATTTATCTTCCAGCGTCACCAGTAGCAAATATGCAAATAGTAATAATGAGAACTGAACTCACACCTTCATTTACTGTTCAGCCATTAGGTGGATTCCTTATAAATGGTCTTTCATCTTATGCATTCCCAAATACAGCGTTTACTAGAAAAACATTTACTTTCTTTGGAAGTAGATGGTGGGTCGATTCAAATTAATTTGTAATTTATTAAACTATATAATACATGTCAATCGTTTCAGAAAAAAAGTTCTTAACAGAAGAAGAATTAACAACATTAAAAGAAATTCAATCAAATACCCGTGCTCTTATTTCTGAGTTAGGTGAAATTGAATTAATTAAAATTCAAGTAGAAAATCGCCACAATAATGCAAAACAATTTTTAAACGACTTATCTGCTAAAGAAAAAGAATTTACTGATTCTATGCTTACTAAATATGGACGAGTTAATATCAACCCAGAAGACGGTGAAATTACCTTGATTAATTAATCTGGGTTGAAATACACCATATTTATAATAAAATAATTTATAATGGCAGAAACAATTGTCTCACCTGGTGTATTAGCAATAGAGAACGACCAATCATTTGTAACTCAACAACCTGTACAAGCAGGTGCTGCTATCATTGGCCCAACCGTTAAAGGTAAAGTAGGAATTCCTACTCTAGTAACTTCATATAGTGATTATTTAAATAAGTTTGGTGCTACTTTTTTAAGTGGAAGTACTACTTATACTTATTTTACTTCTATTGCTGCTTATAACTATTTTAATAGTGGTGGAACTTCACTTTTAGTAACTCGTGTTGTAACTGGATCATTTACTTCTGCTACTTCATCTTTAATTCCTTCATCAACAGCAGCTACTTCAGCATCTGCTACTCTTGATTTAACTAATGCAGTAACAGTTGCTTATACAGCTTCATTTAATGGTATAGATGTAATCCTTTCAGGATCAACAACTCAAGAAGTATTTAATAATGCTACATCTTCAGGTGTAATTCCATCCAACCCAACTAACTTTTACACAAATACAACTATTAATAGTAGTGCTTCATTTAATGCTCCTACTATGACTATAACTTCCACTAACCCAAATGGTTTAGCTGGAAATTCATCTTACTACATTTCAGGAAGTACAATTGTGTATTATACTGGTGGTACAAACACTGAAGCATTTATCCTAGAGACCATATCTGAAGGAGAAATCATGAATAGTACTGGCCCAGTAGGTCAAAACAATACCCTTCTTTCAGGATCAAGTGAAAACTATAGATGGCAGATTACTTCTCCTAATGTAAATGATGGAACATTTTATCTTTTAATTCGTCAAGGAAATGATACTGTTATTTCTCCGTCTGTTTTAGAATCATGGGGTCCATTATCTTTAGATACGAACTCACCAAACTATATCGAAAAAGTAATAGGTAATCAAGTTGAAACAATTCAATTTGATCCTTCAACAGGTGAATATTATGTTGAATTGGTTGGAAATTATGCCAATGTTTCAAAATATGTTAGAGTAAAACAAGTAAATACTCCAACACCAAATTACTTTGACAATAATGGAATCCCTAAACCAGAATTTACAGGTTCAATTCCATATTTTTCAAGTGGTTCTTTTGGTGATGCTACAGGAAAATTATTCTATGGAGGTGACAACAAATATTATGAAACTATCACAACTACCAATAATATCCAAGGTATCCCAGCTAGTGCATATACTGAATCTATTTTATTATTAGCTAATAAAGATGCATATAACTATAATTTATTAGTTGCTCCTGGGTTAATATCTAGTATGGGTGGTGTAGCTGCTTCTGCTATTACTTCTATGATTGACACTGCTCAAAATAGAGGTGATATGATGGTAGTATTTGATTCTTCATTATATAACTCTCAAATCGGTAGTGTATTATCTAATGTTGCCGGGTATGATACTTCATATGCTGCTACTTACTGGCCTTGGGTTAAAACAATTGATCCAAATACAGCTAATCAAGTTTGGGTACCTGCGTCTGCTGTAGTTCCTGGAGTGTATGCTTTTAATGATAATGTTGCTGCTCCTTGGTTTGCTCCTGCAGGTATTAATAGAGGAGTATTAACTACTGCTATTCAAGCAGAACGTGTATTAACTCAAAATAATAGAGATACATTATATCAAGCAAATATTAATCCTATTGCTACTTATCCTAATACTGGTATAGTAGTATTTGGACAAAAGACATTACAAAAGAAAAAAAGTTCTTTAGACCGTATTAACGTACGTCGTTTATTGATTGAACTTAAAAGCTATATTTCTCAAGTTGCTGATACATTTGTATTTGAACAAAATGATGCTGTTACTCGTAGTAATTTTTCATCTATTATCAGTTCATATTTAGCATCTGTTCAACAGCAACAAGGTTTAACCGCGTTTAGAGTGGTAATGGATGAATCTAACAACCCACCTCAAGTAGTAGATAATAATCAAATGGTAGGACAAATTTATTTACAACCTACTAGAACAGCTGAATTTATCATACTTGATTTCAATATATTACCTACTGGTGCAACATTTCCTGTTTAATAGCACATTTTAAGGAAATTTTAGATATTTATAATAAAAAATACGATGGCAAATTTCACAACTTCTCCTGGAGTAGCAATTAGCGAAATAGACAACACTTTCTTAACTGGCCAACCAGTACAAGCAGGTGCTGCTATTATAGGCCCTACAGTTAAAGGCCCATATGAAAAACCAGTACTTGTAACAACTTATTCAGACTTTGTAACATTGTTTGGAGATACTTTTATTAGTGGTGGTAACTCTTATTCTTATTTAACTTCAATTGCTGCTTACAATTATTTTAATTATGGAGGAACTTCATTATTAGTTGCTCGTGTAGCAAGTGGTTCTTATTCGTCTGCAGTTAGCACCCCAATTCCTAATATTTTTACCTCTTCATCTTTTTCTTTAGAAACGATTTCTGAAGGAGTTCTTATGAATAACTCAGGTTCAAATACACTTGGAGCTTCAGGATCATTAAACTCAGGATCAGTTGCTAATATTCGTTGGGAAATTACAAATGCTAACACTGGTTCAGGTACATTTAACGTATTAATTAGACGTGGTAATGATATTGAGTCTAATAAAGTAGTATTAGAGGCATGGAATAATTTAACATTAGATCCAAATTCAAACCGCTATATTTCTAGAGTAATTGGTGATCAAAAACTTCAATATAATTCTACTACACAACAAATGGAATTATCTGGAAGCTTTCCAAATAATTCAAAATATGTTCGTGTAAAATCAGTTAATTATCCTACACCAAATTATTTTGATGCAAATGGTGTTGCAATAGTAGCCTATACAGGATCTATCCCAGTAAATGGTAGTGGTTCAGCTGGTGGGTCATTTAGAAATGCTGGAGGAGATGTAAGTGGTTCAATTAAATTATATGATGAAATTGGTGTTAATACACAAGGATTAATAGGTGATGATTATAATAATATGATTACACTTTTAGGTAATCCTGAAGAATATCAATTTAACGTATTATTTACTCCTGGTCTATTAAACGATACTCATACAGAACAAGTTACAAATATTATCTCAAATACAATTGCAAGAGGTGATAGTATGTATGTGATGGATTTAGGAATATACGGTACTAAACTTCCAGAAGCAGTAACACAAGCTCAAATGCGTGATACTTCATATGCTGCTACTTATTGGCCTTGGGTTCGCATCATTGACCCAGGAACAGGAAAACATGTTTGGGCTCCAGCTTCAACCGTAATTCCAGGTGTATATGCATTTAATGATAAAGTAGCTGCTCCTTGGTTTGCACCAGCAGGTATTAACCGCGGTGGATTAAGCACAGTTCTTCAAGCTGAATATAAACTTACACAAGGTAATCGCGACACATTATACAGCAATAATATTAACCCAATTGCAACACTCCCTCAACAAGGTGTAGTAGTATATGGTCAGAAAACACTACAAAAAGCTCAATCTGCTCTTGATCGTGTAAACGTACGTCGTTTAATGATTGAATTGAAAGCTTATATCAAACAAATTGCAGATACAATTGTATTTGAACAAAATACTATTTCTACAAGAAATTCATTCTTATCAAGAGTTAACCCATACCTAGAAGCAATTCAACAAAAACAAGGATTGTATGCCTTTAGAGTTGTAATGGATGATTCAAATAATGGACCAGCAGTAATTGATCAAAATCAATTAGTAGGACAAATTTATATTCAACCTACCCGCACAGCTGAATTCATTTCGTTAGACTTTATTTTACAACCAACAGGTGCTCAATTCCCTGTATAAAAAAATAAAAAACGGAATATTTATAATAAATTAAAATAGAAGCAAAATGCCAATTCTAAATCCAAACGAAATATTTTTCACAGCGTTTGAACCTAAACAATCCAACCGTTTTATCCTTTATATGGATGGTGTCCCTGCATACTTAGTAAAAGGAGTAGGTGCTGTATCTTTAACACAAACTGCAGTTGCTCTTAACCATATCAACATCCAACGATATGTAAAAGGAAAAACTATTTGGAACACGATTCAATTTACATTATATGAATCAATTACTCCAAGTGGTGCACAAGCAGTAATGGAATGGGTACGTTTAGG